CCATCGCCAGCAATCGAAACGGTCGCGAGTGGAGAGTTACCCGAAGCAAGAATCCGTGAGGGAATAGCCATAGTCGTTGTCCTTTCGGTTTGTCACCCTGCTAGGGCAACGGTTTCCACGCTCATATGCTTGGCAATCTGGGGAAGCAGACCGAAGCCGTGGACGTATATATCTGCCCCGCCTTCTGCCAATTGCCGAGAGGCTTCCTGAAACTCCATAGCTTGCCGTGCCATCCAGCGAGTCGCCATGAATTTCTCGCCTTCAACCGCATATTCGTAGACGGTGTCGTTATCGTTTTGAGGCTGCTGGTAGGCATGACCAGATTCGCCAGCGTATGAGCTGTCAAACCCATAAAGATGAATCTCTCTGTAGCCCATTGCGTAGGCTATGCTGACCGATTGTAGCCCTACCGTCGTCCCGCCGCCAATCAAAGCACACTCCCTGTCGCCTATCTTATCCACAAGGCCAGGGTAGTTAGTATGCCACAAAGTCACGCTCAATGGGGGGCTAAGAAGATTGAAGACCGACGGGTGGCACTGAGATGCTATCAGAAACTCGTCCGCGCTTAGATTATCCAAGAATTTAAGATTCTCTGGGCGGGCATCGAGCATGACGTAATAGTCGGAACGGATGCCAGCGGAATGAAGCGCACGCATCGTGCCGTTCATCGTGAATATCTTATGACCTTGCCGCTTATGCTCTAGCAAAATCGGCATTTGGGAGCGCAAGGAGGGGCCGCCGCCAATAACGGCAGCGACCCCTTCGTGAGCAGCGCTTACCTGCAGCCACGGAAGATCAAGGGAGATAGACGCCTCGACGTTGGCGAATATCTCCCCCGCATCCGTGTTGCACTTCACAGGAATTTCCTCATCCAAGTTGGACGAGGTTATCATCAGGTAATCTGACCCTGCTTGTGAGGCCGGTTGATCGACACGATAACCGTAGAAGTCGTCGATGTAACCGAGGTCAGGTTGGCTGTCCGCGCCCCAAGGAGCTGCTTCCCGGCAGCGGCGGTGGCCATGACACGGCCAACAGTGGCAGACTGGAAGATGGCAACCTGTGGCGATACGGCAACGGCTGTTTTCTTGATTACAGCCAAGCCGCCAATCTGATACCAGCCGAACAGCCCAGCCGTGCAAGCCGACATGGCAACAGCCACGGGGCCAGCAAGGCTGACGGTGTCCGCAGACAAGGCAGTCTGGTAAGTCGTCGCGTTGTAGCTGACGAGCGAACCAACAACCGTGCTGGCAACGCCGACGAGCATGATGAACTCGCCTTCGCCGTAGGTCGGATCAAAGGCCCGAACTACCTGTCCGAGCGTATTAGGCGGGGACGGGTAGAGGGTGGAGCCGTTGGCATTAGCTGCCCCGGCATCCGTGCTGGCAATCGGCAGATAGCCAATACGGGGCTCCGTAAACGAGTAGGCCATGAGTTTATTCCTTTCCCGGTCTGGCTAGGCGATCAGGACGCCGCAGAATTGCGGGCCGCTGCTGGTGACGTTGCCTGCCCAACCGATCAACTTGACGATCGCGTCCTGGTTGACGGCTTGGCGTTCGCCACCAATCGGGACAAAGTTCCGGTCGGCATGTGGGCGCAAGAACAGGTACTTCGTGTTCAGGAACCACATGTGGTTGGCAGTGGCGGCAGAACCGACACCACCGTCCAGGACAACATCCGAAGCCATGCCCGCGCCGTAATACTTAAGAGACGCGAACCCAGCACCAGCGGCCGAAGAGGCAGAGTCGGTGACGCGCTGGATCGACTGCATACTTTGCAGATACAGCTTGTAGTAGTTGTTGTCGGCAACGATCAGGTCTGGCTTGTCGGTGCCACGGATAAGCCGAACGGCAAGAGAATCCATGTAACCCTGGATGTTGCTTGCCGAAACCGCCGAACCGCCGTCCGTCACGCCAGAATACTTCACCGACCGCCAGAACGAGAAGGTTGCACGATCAATGCCGCCATAGGTGCCGCTCGAAGGCGCGTCAGGGACAGCCGCACCAAGACCAGTGAGGTTCTTGCCGCTGTTGCCCGTGCCATCAAGGTACACATCGCCGCCGATGCGGTTCATCAACTGGGCCTCTGCGACCGACATGCGGCCATCAAGGAGGTCGATGATAGCTTCCTTCCCGCTGTTCTGGATCATCTCCAGGCCAGAGATCGAGATGGCGGAAGCGTACTGCGTGATCGAGAACTGAGCAGCCGAGATCGGGCTGTTCTGACCGACGTTCAACACTTCATAGCCGCTATAGCTGTTCGTGTTGTTGGTGGTGGAATCGTTGTACATGATTTCCTGGAGGATGACGTTACCACCAGAGAAATTCTTCACGTTGCCGCGCTCTTTCAGCTTGCGAAGCAAAGCGTTGTTGTTCGTCACGTTGTCAGCGAGTTCACCCGTGCGCGACTGAATGTTGGTCGCGATGATGTCGCTAACAGAACTGTTGGCAAATGCCATTACAGGCTCCTGTCACTAAGATCAAAAACGGTCTGTCACGCTGTCGAACTGCTCGGCCAGCATCGCCCGCCTATCCTGTGCTTTGGTAGCCGCTGTCGCCCCGGGTGTAGAGCTTCTGACGCTAACCGCCGCCCCCCTTGCGGCTTTCGCCGCTTGGTTTGCCGTGGTCCTCTTTTGGCCGATGCTTTTAGCCTGTTGGGCTTGCTGCATTGACTCGAAAAGATTCTCGTCCAGGCGCGTTGCTTTCGCATACGCATCCTCTAGCGTGGTCGCCACTCCGCTCTGTAGGAGCCGGATCATGGTCGGCCTCGCCGCCTCGAAATGCTCTTTACCTTTAGCAAATGTTGAAATCTCTTGCAACAATGACTGATTGCGCGAGTCTTCCTGCTCGCGCTTCCAGCCTTCAATCTCACCCCGCATCCGGTTTACTTCGTTATAAACCGAGTGTGGGTCGAAGCCTTGGTGAGGCTGCTGCTGTTGGTTTTGCCCGTCGCCGAGATCAACGCCGTAGTTCCTCGCCAACTGCATAAGGTATGCCCGACGCTGATCTGGAGCCGAGTGGCGAAGAAGGTGGTCGGCCTCCATCAGGCTCTTTACGGCGGTCGGCACATCCATGCCAAGACCCCGGATCGTATTGGTGTAAGGCTCCACGGCCGCGCTAATCTCATCCGCAAACTTCGCCCGCGATGCCAGAGGAGCATAGCCCTCTTTCATCTGGTTCTCGCGCTGGTGGACATATTCCTGAAGGCGCGGGTCTACGGTGTTCCAGGCTTCGTGGTGGTCTTTCTTCCACGACGCCGGAGCGCGTTTCCACAGCGGCTCTTCTGGCTCCGAAGGAGCGGCTTGAGCAGAGAACTTGCCATCTTGGCTTCTTGCTACTGGGACAGCAGGAGCCGGCACGTCTGGGGCGGCTGCGGCGGCATCGTCGAACTGCTGAGAGAGCAAATCCCGGCGAGCGTCAGGATCAACGGCTTCGATATCGGTATTTTCGCTGGTCATATTATCCTCTCTGGTTTCTGAGACGCGCAAGGATGTCGTTTGCCTGACGATCTGTCATGTTGGAAAGCTGCTCGCGCAAGACTTTCCGTCTTCCCTCGCTGCTTGGTGGCGCCAACTTGGTTTCCATCTTTTCGTTGCCCACCTCGATGCAGTTGTGGTCTCGCAGGTGCGTTCGATGCGTCGATCTGCTGCCAATCCTCGACCCATCAATCATGGATCTGTAGGGCTGGATGTCAGACACAATCTCAAGACCACGGCGCGGCTTGTTTACCGGCTTCTCGATTAGCTTACCGTCGCGCATAATGTAGGTAGTCATATGTAGGTAGCCTCTTGCTCTGCGGGGCGCTGGCTTGCGCTGATCCTGGCAACAAGAACCTTCGTCGAGGCATCCAGCTCGTCGCGCCAGCGGTTGTACTGCTCCAGCCTATCCGCGTCTTGAAGGCCGCTTTGCATCTCAAAAGCCTGACGCTGTTGCTCCAATACGGCAGCAGCTTCTAGCTTCATCTGCTCGACATCGACGGTTGCCTGAAGCTGCAATTGCTGAATCTGGGCGTCCATCTGCGCTCTCGCCTGGGCGGTCTGAGCCTCGGCTTGAAGGCGCATCTGCTCAAGCTGCTGGGCCGACTGCGCCTTCATCTGCTCAATTTGCATAGTGGCTTGTAGCTTCATCTGATCTGATTGCTGAGAAGCCTGGATCTTCATCTGCTCTGCCTGTTGGGCAGCTTGGGCCTTAATCATCTCAGGATCAGGGGGTGGAGGCGCGGGAGGCTGTTGAGCCTTCTGCTTCTCGGCTTGCTTCATGCGTTCTAGAGCAGCGTCTAGAGTACCCTCAATCTGCCGCGCTTGTTTGAACGCACCCGTCCCGAACTTGAGAATCTCAATCAGAATAGGCGCAATCTCAGGCGCGGCTTGAGCTGCCGGCAGAGCTTCTCGCAGGAACCCACCAAAGGCTGCGATGAACTCAAGCCGGTCTTGCTTATTCTGGCTCTCATCGATCTGCACAAGGCTATCCGACGCAATCTCAATCCTAAAGTTGCGAAGAGGCTGAGACTTAAGCAGCTCAAGGGCTTGCGGAATCATTTGCTGGTCAGCTTCACTGAGCTGCTGTGCAGCCGCGTATTCCAAAATGCTCTGAGGCTGGAAATGCCGACAGATTACCTGGGCTTTCAGTCGAATTAGGCCGGTTGCAAACAAAGCAACCTCTTCTTGCATCGAGCGCAGGCGCAGACCGGCATACTGGCCTTTG